GTGCGCACGGTGACGGCGCTGGACAAGCACGCGCCGCGCGTCGTGATCCGGGTCGCGCCGGTGACAGCGTGAAGCCGTGGCGCTGCCGCAACTGCGGCCAGGCGCTGGGGTTTCCCCAGGAGGATGGCACGCTGGAGATCGGCGGCGTGCATCTGGTCGAAGCGGTCGTGATCTGCCCAGCCTGCCGGCGACGGCGGCGCTGGGTCAAACTACAAGGAGCATCCCATGAAAAACAAGAGCAAAGCGGCAATGGAAGCGGTGGTAGCAGGCTCGATCCTGGGCCTGGAGCAGTTGGCGCAAGGCGGGTTTGGCCCGGCGCTGGTGATCGAGGAGGTTGAAAGGATTTGGGCACAGCATGGGGCCATCCTGACCGAGGAGCAGCTGGGTCGGCTGCGGCGGCTGCGGCTGGCCAGCCTGGAGGCGCAAGGGGAGATCGTGGCCTAACAAAAAAGCCCGGCGCTATGCCGGGCTTTTGCTTGCTGCGGGCGGGCGGCCCTTCTTGACCTGGGCCGGGTCTTTGGTGTAGGCGTTCTTGCCAGCTTTGGCCGGGCGCCCACCGAGGGGATTGATCGAGGCGATGAACGTCACGTCCTCCGGCGTGAACAGCCAGTCACGCCCTACCCGCTGCCCCAAGTCGTAGCGCTGGCGCAGGGCAAGGATGGTAACACGCTTACGGCCGGTCACGTCGGCCACCTGCTGGGACGTTCTGAGTTCGCTTACATCGGTCATCATGGCGCACCTCCGGGCGTTATGCCCTATTCTAGCGCATGTTCTAAAGTTTGTCAATCTACCCAATCGGGGGCCAGGTTGCCAGCGATGAACCAGCTAAACAGCCGCATCCATTCGTCATCGGTCGTAACCATCAGCTCCGGGTGCCACTGGACGCCCAGCGCTCCGGGGCGGTAGATCGCTTCGGTGATGCCGTCCAGCCCGACTGCTGCGACTTTGAAGCCGGTCGGGGGAACCTTGACCGCCTGATGGTGCAGACTGTTGACCAGAACGGTCGTCGTCTGCGGGAGATGGGGGCGCAGCGCTGGCAAGATGCGGTCGATCTGGTGATAGCTGCGGGTGCCGTGGGTGATGCCCGTTTCCGCTTTGATATCCTGGTACAAGATGCCACCATGCGCCACAGCAATCATTTGATGCCCGCGACAGATGCCCATATGGGGAAGGTGCCGCGCGATGGCCGTCTTGGCCATGATCCACTCGATCTTGTCACGCTCCCGGTTCGGTTCTGCCGAGTAGGTCGAGCGCTGGCCGTAGTAGAAGGGGTTGATGTCCGCGCCGCCCAGCAGCAGCACCGCATCATAGCCGCCGGCCAGAGCCGTGTCACGGTCTTGCACGTTGATTGGTGTGCAGCCGTGTTCCCGTATGATTGCATGGACGGTCTGGTATCCTGTCCCTACGTGGTATGCAATCCGTTTCTTTGTCATAGTATCCTCGCTTCTGGTAAAGACGATCCCGGCCGATTGACCGGGACCGTCTAGGATGCCGCCTGTGACGCTGGGACGGTCACAGAGCCGCTTTGTCGTATTGACGGGTCAGATGCTTCACTAGTTGGCTTGCATCTTCTTCTGGGACGATCCTGGCCCAATCGTTGCTCCAGGTTCGCTCGAAAGCAGCCGGCCCGGTCAGGTTCGGGGTGCTGTACTGGTTTTCCACCTTTGCTACCAGACCGACGGCCATGTAGACTGCCGCAATTACCTCTTCGACTTTCAGAGTACCTGCAAAGCATCGGATTTCGACGGTTCGCCGGTTCTCACGTGCCCGCCGCGGGGACGGGTCCATGTAATTGAGCAGGTTGCAGCCCTGGTACCGATCCATGATGTGGGACGTGCTAGACGGCTTGCAGTAGATGCTGCTGGTGTACCGCCGTGCCGCACTCGCGCCCGACAGAGCATAGAACGTCTTTTCGTATCGGATAAATTCGGCCCGAACGCTCTTGACCTGATCTTCGGTCAACGTGTTAGCATCGACGTGGACGTGCAAGCCGCAAGATGCATTCACGCGGCCGCCAAGAGCCTTGATGGTGTCTACCATGTAGTAGACTTCAATCAAGCCATCCTCGCCAGCCAGAGCCGGGGAAACGATCTCGACGGCCCGATAGCCGTCTGGGGCATGAATAGAGCCGTCGTTTTGGCCGTTCCAGCCAGCCGGGGCCCAGTTGATCTGCAAGCCGTTGTGATAGCCGCCGATCTGGACTTCTACGCCCGTGGGAAGGTAGCACTCTATCTCTACACCGAATTTGATCTGAGAAGCTGTCCGAGGGGCCATTGGAGTATCTCCTGTGTGCTAGAGTTGGGTAAGGTTTCGCTTGGCCTTACAGATGTAAGTATAGCACACGTTATAATGTTTGTCAACACCCAATTTGCTATTTATCAGCATGAGTTTTAGCATGATTGACCACGGTCATAATTGCAAAACTGGTTAATAAGTTGACAATAAAGTACTTGACAATAGATTAGAACGTGTGATATACTTACATCTGTAAGTCAAGTCTGACTTGCCCCACCTTCACCCAAAAGGATCGCTCCGATGAACGCCAGTACATACGCAGGATGCTTTGTGACTGAGAACGGCCAATCTGTTAGCTGGGAGCAGCATCTAGCCGAGATTTCGATGGAAACTCGCAGAGTGGTTTACGAGGGTTTCGGAACCGCCATCGAGGTTAAGAGCACCGTCACGGGTACCTGGGTGCATAGCCGCTGGATCGATGGCCCTGCTGCCCGATAACCTTCTCCCAAGCCCTGCTGGCCGGGTCACAGTAGACCAGCAGAAAGGATCGCCCACCATGAAACGCATTGAAAAGATGGTTAACGATAAACTGTCACAGTGGGATAGAGAAGCTGCTTTGAACGCACGCCGGGCCAAAGCACAGGGACGCCAAGCCGTTTTGGTCACATATCCCACTGGCTTGCAGATGATGCGATTTGCCGAGCCGTTTGCAGATTTCGGTATGCACTACGAGGTGCCCGCCCAAGTCTGGGAAGCCTGCTGAACGGATCACGCTATCACGGAGGTTTGAACCATGAACGCCATGACCAAAGCTAACGATATCCGCAATGCTGCCCACATGGCCCAGCTTCTCACTGACACGCCCAAGAAGCGCGGCCGGGACGGTAACGTGACCATGACGGTCAAGCAGGGAGAATTGAACCTGATCCATTACCTACTGGCCAGCCTGGGTGCCGGTCACTATGACGAGGTACAATCATGACAACTTACGAGATGCGCTACCTGGACACAGACGGCCATCTGTACATCGATGAATTGACGATTGACAATTTGGCCGAGCGACTGGATGAGGTTAAAGCCTTTTTTGGTCGCGAGCAAGTAACCCGGTTGACAATCGACACCGCTTTTGGTACGATTGAGATCATCCCGCAGGGTGGATTGTCTCTGCTGACGGAATAGGAGAGCCGATGGAACGGATACACTTTGAAAATTCAGACAAGCTGTGCGAGTGGGTGTCGGAGCAAAGCGCCGGCACCTGCTTGCTGTCTTTCTCGGCTGGCAAGGATAGCATCGGAGCGTGGTTGCAACTACGCAAGCACTTCACCAAGATCGTGCCAGTCTACATGTACATGATCCCCGGCTTGGAGTTCATCGAGCGCAACCTGAGCTATTACGAAGACTGGTTCGGCGCTCGCATCATCCGCCTGCCGCATCCGTCGCTTTACCGCTGGCTGAACGCTCTCACGTTTCAGGCGCCAGAGAACTGCGCCATCGTCGAAGAAGCAAACTTGGTTGACTTCGACTATGACGACGTTTTCAACGTGGTAAAGGCAGTCTATGGCTTGCCAGAGGATACCTATACCGCCGTCGGTGTGCGAGCGACTGACAGCCTGAACCGCTGGTCAGCCATCAAGCAGTACGGGGCCGTCAACCTGACAAGGCGCAGCTTCTACCCCACCTACGACTGGCGCAAGGATGACCTGATCCTGGCCATCCAGCAGGCGGGCGTGAAGCTGCCAGTCGATTACCAGCTATTCGGTCGATCCTTCGACGGGCTGGACTACCGCTTTCTCAAGCCGATCCGTGACCACTTCCCAGATGACTATAGGCGCATCGTTGAGGTGTTCCCGATGGCCGAGCTTGAGATCAAACGCATTGAGTATCGGGAGGCGCATAATGCCGGACATTGAGCTTAACTTCGGTGGTGGTATCACACTGGCCGGCGCAGATATTGCACTGGCCGGGGTAGACGATGAGCCAGAGCCTATACCGGGTCCAGAGGAGGCGGAAGCCGAAGCACTGGCTGAGGTATCAGAGATACTGACCGGTTTCCGTGGCCGGGCCAAGCGCGAAGATCAGCGCTTTGTCGATGCTACCGACAGCGAGTATTGGATAGCTATCTGCTTCCAGACTAGGGAGCAGAAGGAGGAGTTCTTACACAAAGCCCACCTGATCGACCTGGGCGACAAGTACCTGGACGGCATGGCGGTCGCCAAGGTGATGGGCATCAAGCTAACCAGCCGCATCCCGTCCACGCCCAGCCTGCGACTTGACCGCAGGCTCCAGGCGCTGGCCCGGTCGTTGACATCGCTTCTCGGTTGACAAGCCGAATTTTCCATGCTAAACTGAAAACGCGAGAGCTAATCGAGCTTTCGGGAGATGAGCGCCCCGGTCAACGACCGTGGCGCTTTTTTCGTTCAGTCTCATGGAGGTGCCTCATGGGTGGTCTTTTGGGTCGGTTGCGGCAAGGCGCTGGGCGTCTCGCCGCGAACATTCGGGGTCGCTTTGGCCGTGGCGCTGCGCCTGCTGGTCGCGGGCGCTCGTCTGGTACGTGACAGGGTGCAGCCGGTGACGCCGCGGCGCTGCCGGCTGCAACCCACTACTATGCAATATGGCACTGAGTAAAACAGCGCCGATCCGGCTGGCGGTGGCCGAACGGCGCAAGCTGGCGGTAGAGCTTCGCAAGCAAGGCGGCACGCTGGAGGAGATCGCTGAGCAACTGCGCGGGGTTGAAGGCGTCTCGCCCAAGTATGGCGCTCCCCTGGTTCAGAAGGACATCAAGCATGAGCTTGGGCGCCTGCAAGCGCAGACCTCGGAGATCACCGCAGAGCTGCGCCAGCTTGAGCTAGAGCGCCTTGACGATCTGTGGAAGGTCTACTTCGCCAAGGCCAAGAAGGGGGACTATGCAGCGGCTGACCGCTGCTTTGTCATTCTGGACAAGCGGGCGCGCCTGATGCCCAGCATGTACCCACCGGCTCCCCCCAGCACTGTGCGGCTGACGGGCGCCAACGACGGCCCCATCGAGACGAAGGATGTTAGCGACCTTTCCAATGACGAACGACTGGCCCGCCTTGCTGCCATCTTTGACGCCGCAAGAGCGCGCCTTGGTGGACAGGCTGCTGACGTTCAGCCCTCGGAGTAGCGCGCCTCCCCCTTTCCCTCTCTGGCTTTCAACTGTTACTCCTACGTTCAACTGGCGCTGGCGTCATCTGGCGCTGGTTCAGCGCGCCCTGGAACGGGTCACGGCTGGCACGCTGCGCCGCCTGATGATCTTTATGCCGCCTCGCCACGGCAAGAGCGAGATGGTCACGATCCGTTACCCCGTATGGCGGATGCTCAAGCGGCCCGACTTGCGCTGCATCGTAGGGGCCTACAACAACGACCTGGCCATGCAGTTCAGCCGCAAGGGGCAGCGCGTGGCCCTGGAAGCGGGCTTGCAACTGGCCGTAACACGGGCCGACGATTGGGAGACGGTGGACGGCGGCGGGGTGCGGGCGACAGGCGTAGGATCGGGCATCACCGGCCGCGGCGGCCATCTGATCCTGATCGACGATCCGGTCAAGTCCAGAGAGGAAGCGAACAGCCACGCTTACCGGGAGCGCTGCTGGAACTGGTACACTGACGACCTGTACACCCGTCTGGAACCGGGCGGCGCCATTATTCTTATCATGACCCGCTGGCACGAAAACGACCTTGCCGGGCGCATCCTGGCCAGCGATGACAGCGAGGCGTGGGAAGTCATTTCGCTGCCAGCGTTGGCCGAAGACGCGGATCCCTTGGGGCGGGAGCCGGGCGAGGCGCTGTGCCCGGCGCGCTTCGAGGAGGCGGCGCGAC